GGCATACCGGCTAAATGGCATCAAAAGATCGTAGAAGCCTCGGAAGGCCGCATTACCGAGCAAGACCTTGGCTAATAGCCAAAACAGCCGTACTGTGGCTTTGCTGGAGTCTAGGGGCTATAAGTGTGATGTTGTCGAGTCCTACAATGCGTTCACCAGGCGCAAAAAAGACCTGTTCCATATATTCGATATATTGGCTGTAGGGAACGGGGAAACCGTAGGCGTACAGATTACTAGCAAATCCAATATGAGCAGTAGGGTTAAGAAGATCAGCGAGTCGGAATACTTGCCAGAGCTTATCAAGTCCAAGTGGCGCATATTGGTGATCGGCTGGTTTAAGCAGCCCAATGGAAGATACGCTTGCAAAGAGTTTGAGTTCTGAGGTAAGATACCATTTCCTATGCTGGCGGCTCTAACGACATCGTAGCGGCATAGGAGCAGTAAAGCGTTACTAGAAGGGTAAGAGGCTGAAACAGCGCAATACAGGTGGCGAAGTTAGTGCCTGTGCCTTGCAAGACTGACGGGTTCTGTAACTCCGATGGAGCAGATGAAGGCGAATCTAGGTAGGCTAGGTTCGTTCACCGAAAGAGCAGATGTATCTTATATAAGACTTATAGTATTAAAGACTGTATCTCATTAGATACATTTCCCGATCACGCACTTTCCCTTACATCAGCTTACTTTTTCTTACATTCTTCCCGATCAGGAAATGTGTATACATTGGCTATACACAAATAGTTCTTGCACGAATGTAGATTTGTAGATTAGTATTTAATTTATGAAAAGAATACGAGTATCTACAGATGGTTTATGCGCTCAAGCTACATTTTGCTTTCCTTCTTGGGCAGGCAAAGACCTACGAAAAAAATGGCTTATAGACCGCACATTGCTTAGAGGTATATTGAACGAGGGCGAGATTATCCTTACACCAGTCCAAATCGCCACAGACCCAAACAATAGAAAACTAATGATGGACAGCGTTACCGGAAGCCTGTATCGGGATGACGGATCTTGCTACACATCGGACAAATTAAAGTTAATCGGTATTCGTGCAGAAAACGACTTAGACAAAATCTTGTTAAGCATGAAGGCCATAAAAGCATTAGGAGGAGCAAGTGCCAATTGAGTTTATTCCGTTTGCTGGAGAAGTAGAGATCGGCAAAACTGCTATGGAATTAGCAGATGAGTTAGAAAGCGCATTGCAGTTTAGTAATGCTATTTATGCGTTAGTAGAAGCCGCAGAAATGCTAAGGGCGCAAGAGCTTAAAATTCGTGAGATGCAGATGCGGATAGATAGCCTTACTGTGTACACAAATTATGGGAGTCACTAATGAGCTTATGGGCAGTAGCAAACGATGTAGAAGAATTAGCATACAAACTTGCTAACCTAAGAGATATGGTTGAGCTTATTGCAGAAGATGTAGAAAGCCCATATAGCGGTGCATTGTGGGCCGTCAAAGACTTAATAGACGATATTCAAAACAAGGTGTTTCAGCAAGCAGAAAAAGCAATGGTGATCCACAGGGAAACCATAAAACCTAAGAAAACAAAAAAATGAATACGCTAAAGTGGACTGGCACTACTCTTTGCTTATTAGGCATATTGCTGACCGCATTAAACATCTACCCAGCTAACATTCTTATAGGGTTTATAGGCTCTGGGCTTTGGGCTGCGGCTGGGTACGCTCAAGACGATATGCCATTGTTTACAGTAGAGATTGTAGCTGTTGCTTTTTACTTTGCAGGCATAGTATTATTTATAACTGGTGAACTTACTAAGTGGGGACTTTTATGAGTTTTGATGAGTTTTGGAAGTTGTACCCTAGACGGGTTGCTAAGAAAGCAGCGCAAAAAGTATGGTCAAGAATGACTAATCAAGAGCAAGCGGATTGCATAGAAGCATTACCAAATCATTTGGCTTATTGGAAGTTAAAACAAACAGAGATGGATTACATATGCCATCCAGCCACTTTTTTGTCTCAGGGCCGATGGGAAGATGAGTTAGATATGGAAGTTAAAAAATCTAAGAAGCCAGAGTTGCCTTGGTACAGCTCAGAAGAATTAACTATTAAAAAAGCACAAGAGATTGGAGTGCAAGCGTATGCCGGAGAAGGATGGCAGCAATGGAGAGCTAGGATTAGCAATAAGATTAAGCAACTAGAGGAGCAGGCTTGAACTACTTATCAGTATGCTCTGGCATAGAAGCAGCAACCGTAGCATGGCATCACATGGGCTGGAAACCTGCTGGCTTTAGCGAAATTGAGAAGTTTCCTAGTCAAGTGCTTGCTCACCACTATCCAACTGTCACCAATTTTGGTGATATGACTAAATACAAAGAATGGAATTTAAATGACTCAATCGGACTTTTGGTCGGAGGAACTCCCTGCCAATCATTCAGCGTTGCAGGCTTACGCAAAGGACTTGACGATCCAAGAGGCAACCTTGCTCTCACCTATGTTGGAATTCTTGATAAGTTTAGACCCAAGTGGTGCATATGGGAAAATGTGCCAGGTGTCCTTAGTTCTGGGGGGGGGCGAGATTTTGGCAGCTTCCTCGGTGCGCTGGGGGAAATCGGGTATGGGTGGGCCTACAGGGTGCTTGACGCTCAATACTTCGGAGTGGCCCAAAGACGCAGAAGGGTGTTTGTTGTCGGACACCTTGGAAACTGGAAACATCCAGCAGAAATATTATTTGAGTCCGAGAGCCTGTCAGGGAATATTGAGAAGAGCGAAAGAAAGAAACAAAAAACTTCCAGAAATTTTATACCAAGCATTGCTAACTGTATCCAAACAACTTGTAACGACTACAGTAGAGCAGATGGATTTAACATGATTGCTTATGAAAATCACCCATCTGACAGTCGTGTAAAAGAAATGGGAGAAGTTTGCCAAACAGTTACAAGCACTTGGGGTATGGGTGGTGGAAATATACCTTTTGTGCAAAGTGTTGATATATATAATTTAACAACAAATGAAAATGTAAGCCAAACAATAAGAAATGGCACAGACATTGACCATGTTGGAGGATTAATACAAAACATGGCAGTACGCAGACTTACAGAGGTTGAATGTGAAAGACTGCAAGGGTTTCCAGATAATTACACAAATATTAAAGAAAATTGCCCAAGTGGTGCAAGATACAAAGCCCTTGGTAATTCTATGGCAGTACCAGTAATGAGGTGGATAGGTGAGCGAATCAATCAATACGAGCAGCGAGGAGTGGAGAAACATCTGTGAGGCTAGGGATTTACTTACTTGGCCTTTAGCAAAAAGACGAAAACAACTAGCCTTAGTTTTAGAAAAGCGTGGTGAGGCTGGGTATTACAAACTAACACAGGAAATGACCCGTCAATGGACACAAGCCCGAACAAAGCAGTCGAGTTTATCATCAAGCAATCAGGAGTCTTTGCAGAAGCCAAAGCAAATAGAACTTATATAGAGAACTACCTGCGGTCTGCTAAAAGTAGGCTTATGCTGGAATCTACGGCATCTAGCATTGCAGCTAAAGAGATGGAAGCCTACGCTACAGACGATTACATAGAGCTGCTAAAAGGGCTAAAAGAAGCTGTAGAAACAGAGGAAAAGCTAAAGTGGCAATTAATAGCGGCCCAAGCTAGGATAGAGATATGGCGCAGTCAAGAAGCAACGAATCGTACTATTGATAGAGCTACACAATGAGCGATCTACCATACTACTTTGGGCTGGCTATATTTATTGCGCTAGGTATATCAATTTGGGTTACATTTAGGTAATGGCTACGAAAGATGAAAAGAACACATTGGCTGCGACTGCAAGACTCGGATGTATTCTTTGCTCCGAAGTCCTTGGGATTGAAGGCTCTGAAGCAGAACTCCATCATGTGCGGAGGTTTGGAGCTAAACGGTCTGCATCCCCTGTGCTGCCGCTATGCCCAGAACACCATCGTGGAAATACCGGTGTTCACGGATTGGGTGCAAAAGGTTTTGAGTCTAAATGGGGCATTACCTTCACGCAGCTCTTGGAGTCGGTCAGCAAAAAATTGGGAAATAGAACTTAGAGTTCCAAGGGATCTAGACCGAGTTCTGTAGCTACAAGTTTGCAGCGATCTCTAAATGCTTTGCCGTGATGTAGCCATCTATCGCCCTTCTGCCGATGAAAACTCATGTGTACCATCTCATGGCATAGCGTAGTTAATACGGTGTAGTAATGACCGCACCTAGCAGACGATACCGTAATGGTATGCTCAAAATCCTCGCCAGTATCGTGCAAATATGTACCCATAATCTCAGGGTCAGCAGTAACCACAAAATCACATTCTTCTGGAAGCGGCATTTTCCAACGGCTGTACGGATAACAACACGCTAAAGAAGCGTATAGATTACTGAGTACGGCTGGAGTAAGTTTCATGCCATCATGCGCTAGACTTTGTGCAAAGCGCCACGAAAATCTACTAAATCTTCTCCTGCCACTCGAATAATCTCAGGCTGCAACATTTTGTTATGCTCAAAACTTAGCATTACAAAGCCCTGCCCCCAATCCTTTGGTTGGTCTTCTGTGTACGAAAACTGTTGAGAAAGCGGATCAGCCAATGTACCAGTCTGAACGCCCCAGCGAGTGCCGTTGTAATCTGCTACTGGGATAGCTGAAAGTACATGGGTATGGCCTGTAATCATATTAACGCCTGAGTTCATAGCGTTGTTTCTGCCACCAGTCCAGCCGCCTTTCCAGCGATGCTTGATGCAGGTATCTTCATTTATCCAAAACGACCAGCAAGGCTGCCACAATGGAAAATACTCTTTTAGCGTAGTGCCTCGCACTCCTTCAAAGGCAGGCAAGTTAGCGACTATTGACATCTCTAGCCGTTGATCGTGATTGCCAAGAGGCCAAAACAACTTAGCCCCTTTTGACACCTTTTCAATCTGACCTAAGTAGTGTTGGCAAGCCTCTAGCTCCTCTGCAACTGTAGGCAGCTTAGACCAGTCTGCTCTAGGAAAGCGGCTGATATTAGCGCCATCTAGCGCATCACCATTACAGACAATAGCCGTAGGTTTATATTCCTTTATCATTTCAATCAAGGCTTTGTAGGCGGTGGTGGTTTCGTCAGGCCAAAAGTGAGCATCGCTAAATACGATGACCCTGCCTTTTTCTATATCCATGCCTCTGCGTGTATGCCCAGGCGTTTGCTCTGCTTTCTTAAAATAGGCTGGATTGTCGCTTGCAAAAGTATCAAGGATTATTCCGTATTTGTTCTCTAATGTACGCCTACGAGCCATTACATTACGAATTGCTATGCTGTGTTTTTTGGCAAACTTGGTAGGGCTACCAATCGTTTTCCAAGAAGCAATCCACTCATCATCTGTCAGGTGATAGCCAGCCATATATATGCCTTTGCTTTAAGATATTGAATATAATACAATAAATCTAGTTGTATAATATTCTACATTTAAGGATTTTACTACTGCAATATGGAATCTAGATTACAAAACTGGGCGTGGTATGTATCTTATGGGGTAATTGGCCCACAGGTAGAAACAACCTGTCGCTCATTTGAGAAAAACTATATTCCTGAACTTGGCAATCTGTATGCAGAGCCAGAGCCGCATTACGAGCCTGATAGCGTAGACGGTGATTTAATCGAGCAAGCCATTAAGGGTTTACCCCAAAATCTACGCCAAGCGCTTAAACTTAGATATGTAAGCCATCCTTACGCCTCTTTAAACCAACTGGCTAACGCTGCAAGAACAACGGTACATCGCTTAGAATTAGACTTAGAAAATGCAAAAAAACGACTCCAGCACGAACTGGACAGAAAAGCCAAGTCAAATCACTATAAGAGCTTGCTCAAGATGCAAGATCAGCAAATCGACTAGAGATGGGGTTATGGAGATATACGGCAATGGGATATACCAGCGCTTTGTTTGCCTGTCTTGTAGGAATGTAAAAACAGATTTATAATAGCCCTAGGAAACCTTTGCCCAAATTTTGTGAGCCGCTATGAAACCAGAAAAAACTACGATTATGATCGGTCTGCTGGGCGATAAGCCCAAGATGGGCATGAA